TGTCAGCGTGTAATGATGGATCTACATCTCGATCCAGTTGTGCTTGTATAATATCTTTAGTGTATGCTAGTGATGTGTCTAGACCTAATGTCTCACACACATCCATATCATCATCATTAGTCATACCACGTAATGTATTAATGTTATAGTTCTTACGAGAAGAAGTAGTCACTATGAGTAACCTCCTGTATATTAAGTGTACCTAGTGTAGGTTGTTCCACCATTAGCTCAACATTATTGATAAGACTTCTTTCAATCATGTTAAAATAATTAGGATAATCGTACATATCAATAAAGATATGTTTAGTTAATCGACATAAATCATCCACATCACATGCGTGAGTAGAGAAGCTGTCGTGTACTGCACCGAATGAATGATCCCATTCAGTAACCACTCTAGCCATATGACTAGCATCTAAGCTATGGATGTAGTTAGGACTAATTCCACAAGCAAATCCACGGGGGTCTGGTTTATCTGAGATAATTAAGCCAACGTGTCTAACCTTATCTCTCTTACCAACACCAACGATAGTACCTTCTACTTTCTCTTGTCTCTCATAAAACTTCTCATAGTTCACAAAGAAACCAGATGGGGTAACCCAAGATACATTTGATTGACCCTGTGCTAGAACCTCTTGTGCGATCCTCTGTAGGTACTTCATTGTCTCAAGGGGTCCAGGGCATACAGCAGCAATTGCTTTGACTAGATCGTGTGAGAATCCCTTACAATGCTTTTCAGTAATACCATACTCAACATCATAACCTTCCTTACGTAGATCGTTGTACATGTTCTCAGCAATCTTCTGAGCACCAGCAGAGTAAGCCCTAGTCATACTACCACGTTTACTAATACCTTTACGTATTGCTTTCATTGGCATACGTCTTAAGATATCTTTACGTTCCTCATCCTTAGTAATCTCACTTAGCTTCTTTGCTGTTTGAACATAAAAGTCTTTAGGGATTTCTGTAGGGAGTAGTCCAACTAACTCACCAGTACGTGAGTCTTTAGATATAGCACCTAGGTGTTGCCACCCATTGTTACTACCATCAATCGGTACTGGTAATGAGGAATAGTAATCCAATCCACTCTTAGTAAACTTGTAGTAGTTAACTAACTCATGGCAGACAGCTAAGAATGAGACAGGTTTCTCACAATCAGGTAGTGAGTTGAAGTGTGCTACCATCTCAATCACATCCATGTTATTCTCAGTCCACAACACTCGATCTTCTAGTGACATCTTATCAACAGAGATACTTTCCAATCCCTCATTTATCAGATATGTATGATAATCATACGTCAAATAATCAGGTATATGTGATAGTTTGTAACTCTGATTGTATGAGTTAGCTGCATGAATCTTCAACCACCTCAGACCCACCTCATCTACAATCTTAGCTTCATCAAATAGAAACAGTCCACGTTCGTAGTCTGATCCTTGGAAGTTTAAGATTGATTCCCGATAGTAAATCCTACCACGATAATCAAAGTCTAGTAGTTGATAGAATGTTTTATCCTTCAACACTTCAGCTTTACGTTTAGTATACTCAAGCTTTAGTTGTTTAGATTTAAGACGTTCTAACTCTAGATCATCCTCACAATCCTCAATCTCTTGTGTTAAGTCTACTTGTTGTACAGCAGCAAGGACATTCTGATTAATCCTCCAAGGTGTTTGCTGTAGTTTGTTAGCAGCTTCAAGACAAGGTAAGTCTTTCATTGATAGGAAACATGTAGCTTCCTTAACACCCCATCCTTTGACAATAGGGTATCTAATATCTAGACCTTGTAAGGATGTATGCTTTTGCATGAGTGTATCAATGTCTTTTGGTTTATCAAAGACTGTACCACGTAGTCTGTAAGGATCAAGTGATTCAGGTAACTCATCGATAAACTCAAGACCTTCCTCTGTAAACTCCACTGTGTAGCTACTGTCCTTGATCTTAGGGTATTTAATATCTATGTACCCCATCTGATAGAAAGCCTCTACAAAGAGATCTCCTAAGCGTACAGCATCCCTCCACTCTAGCTTATCATCGAATAACCTAGCAGCTATCTCATGACCTATACGTGTGGAGATAAGAGTTAACTTAGCAATACCTGCAGGATCTGATGGTGGGTTGTTACGTGTAATGTATAGCACCAGTGTGTCTAGTGCTACTAACGAAAGCTCTGAGAGGTGTGGGCGTATATTCCCATACCCCTTGAGAATACTCACACCAACAGAAGGTTTACCCTTGCTACCAATCTTGGCAACAAGGTAACCTGTTATATTATCTAAGCTCATAGATGTCCTTAACTATAATCGAACTCACCTCCAACAGATAGTCTTGTTGTTTGAGGATTATATACCGCAGTACCACAGTCCCCTGTGTTACCTGTGAATCGTGCTTTGAGTACACGTAGTTTGATTGTATTACGTTCTAAGTTAGACTCAGCAACTAAGTTACGTGCAAAGGCAATGATGTCAAAGCTGATCTGTTTGATTGAACCTGAACCCTTGATATCATCAATGGATGCAAGGTGTCCTTCCTCAAACGATCTACCACCTTGTGCTTTACGTAGGTGAGAGATAAGACCTAACCATACATTATGTTTCTTTACAATCTTAAGTAAGTCTGACATAACTTTATCGACTGCTTCATTACCAGTCAAACCATCTGCTCCTTCAGATACAGCAATGGTGATGTGGTCTAGTACTAGATACTTACAACCCATCAATGCCATGTACTCTATCTTTTCCAGAAGGCTAGCATCCGATACAGATCCTTGATGATCAAGAAGAACAAGTCGTTCATCTCCGAATACAGCATTGAAACCTTCTCGTAGTTCATCATCCGAGACAGCTGTATCTCCAAGAAGAGGTCGTTTGAGTTGCATGGCAATGAACTTTTCTGCAGTGTCACCCACAGATTCCTCAAGAGATATGAGGCCAACCTTGTCGTCTGTCTTGTCCAGTATGTCAAGAACGATCTCTTTAATAACAGTACTCTTACCACTACCAGTACCAGAAGTAAATAGAGTGATCTCACCTTGGCGCATACCTCCTAGCTTTTCATTAAGTCCATTAAGGCAAGCAGGGTAGGATACACTCTCAGAGTTCTTACGCTCCATAAAGTGTTCCCAAATAGCGTTACCTGTGAGGATACCTGCAGGGTTGTACTGAGATGCTCCCCAGAATGCAGAGACAATACCATCACACCCTTCAGCTTTGTACAACTCACAAGGATCTTTGTAATTAAACTTAGCTACCCTAACACGTTCAGCACCAATGATCTTTGCTGCTTGTTCTACAGCTTTCTCACCAGCTTCATCCTGATCAAACATTAAGATAACATCTTTGTACTTCTTGATGAACTCACGGTTATCTAGAATTGTTTTGATGTGTGATGCTGAAGGGATTGATACAACAGCACTGTGTCGATTATACTTTTCATACATTGCTTGAGCTACAGCAAGGCAATCTAATTCACCCTCTGTAATGACAAGCTTACTGGCTGACATTGAAGCTGCTTGCTCTTGACCAAACAACTGAATACCTGCAAAGTTACCTACGACTGAGAAGTCTTTAGGTAGAGTACGCTTCTTGTATGCTACAATTTTATTGTTGCGAGTGTAAGGATAGTAGTGTGCTTCAGGCATACCATCTTCATCAACACTCATCTTAACATTGAAATGATCTACAATCTCTTTACGCAGACCTCTCGTAGAAATAGGATAGCTCCTGTAAGAACTAATAATCCCCACTGATTCAATAGTATCTCGATCAGTAAATTCAATAACCTCTGCTCCCATGTTTGATCCTCTTGGTGGGGCTGTGTATTTTGTACAACTAAAACAGTATGTGTGTCCATCATCATAGACTGCAAGAGCATCACTGCTCCCACAATCATCACACGGTTGGTGTCTTTTCACGCAGCTACTAGTCCCAATCTCTCCAATTGCGCTTGCCATAAGTTGTCCTCTTCTTTGGCTTCCTATTGTTAATCTTTTCTGCTCGTTTAAACTTCTTGTTGTTAAAGGTATCTTCGTGAAGCAACATACTACACCTCATCACCTTCTTTAACAAACACTCCTTGCTCATTCAAGTAACCTTTACGATCTTTAATATCATCATAGGCTACTTGCAAACACTCAGTAATGTCTGTACCAATTAGATCAGCTATCATAATTAACACAACAATCATATCACCAATGTCATCTTTGGCTTCTTGGTATCTACCCTTGGCAATGTTATCAGCTAACTCACCTAACTCTGAGGTAAGCTTTAGGGTTTGAGTCTCAGCTTTACCATTGACTAAGATACCACGTGTCACTCCCCAAGAGTAAACCTTTCTTTCTAGTTCTTCTAAAGTCATTCTATTGTCCTCACGATGAATTACTTTTTCTCTTTAAGTTCTAATTCTAAACCTATAATTTTGGCATTAAGCTTTCTAGCTTTGTCCCAATTCTTCTTGCACTGAGCTTTCAGTAGCTTCAGATACACCTTCTTTAAATTCATAGCCATCCTCATTATTTATAGCCTTCTCAAGCAACCGTTGTAGACCCACCTCAACTAGCAGTCGGGTAGCCTCTGTGTCTGTATCCACAACCAGTGTTGCAGATCCATCCTCATGTTCAACGTAGTCTTTTACTTGAATTGTTCCTGTCTTCATGTGTTCTTTTCCTCAAAGTCATACGGGATCACATACCCTGCCGCACGTAGAAAGTTATGAAATTCACAGACTGCCTCCTCCCATGAGACATCATGACCCAATGTCATGGACACTTGTTCAACAGCCGGTAGTTCTATCAACTCACTGTCCGGTTCCCACGGTATGTATTCAAACTTAATCATGTATCCCCCTTTGCATAGATATACTATGCATTTTTATGCGCTAATAAACTACAGTTATGACATTTCTATGCGCTAATAGGTGTACACGAATGCACTATAAAAGCAACATATATGTACATTATAATACCCATTTACACCCAAAAGCAACATATATGGATCATATATTATCTATGTCCACAATGCTTCATAGTACTTACCAAACAATCTAAACCCATTACTAATACGCTCTTGTACTTTCTTGGCTTCTTCTAGTTTATCTACAGTGTAGTATTGTGATAAGACATCCTCATCACTTACTTTAGTTTCAAATGAATAAATCATTTCATTTAATACCCAATCCCATCGATCAAAGAAATGAGTATCTGTTTCACCAGTTTGTTTATAAGATTCTAGTTCAGTGTCAGTAACCCTTAACTCTTCAGGGACATCCTCACAATCTACGTTAGGTGCTCCCTGTTTATC